CCCAGCTGGAAGAGGTGCACATTGAGGGCAAGGCCGTAGGCTGGACGCACTGGGTGGGGTGATTTTGGATTATCGGAGTCATTCCAGTCTATATAGCGAAGGAGTGTTATGTATGAAGAAAACTATGAAAAAGACCGCTGCAGCACTGTGCATTGCCGCAACGCTTATATCTGTGGCAGCGCCGGCAATGGCTGTCAGCCCAGCAGAATATATGAGCACAGCCGCTCTTGAAGAATGCAATACTGCGACGGTAGCGCAGGTGGAAAGCCTGATCAACCAAATCGGAACCGTCACGACTGCCCGCCGCCCGGCAATTGTGGCTGCTGTAAATGCCTATAATGAATTGGACGATGCAAGCAAGGCGCAGGTCAGTAACTTTGCGGTGTTGGCAGAAGCCCAGCAGGTGCTTGGACTGAAAGACGCTCTTGCAAAGCTGAAAATCAGTTATGATAAGGTCGAGGACGCAAGAAGCTATGTGTCACCCACGGAAGACCGACTGAGCAATCAAGGCAAAAGCTATATACTGCCCTTCTTTGTAAATGGCAGCACCAATGATCCGTCAATGTTTTTCATGGTTCTGTGTAGCGGCAACAAATATGTGTACTTGGACACGATTACGATTCGCGCGGGCGAGTATAAATATACCTACACGATTGATTGGACGGATGTGGATCGTGGCTATGATGGAAAGCAGTACTGGGAACTGACATCTTTTATGGGCGATGATGAAGATATCCAGTGGTTTAAGAATATTTTGAGCGCTGATGAAATCATTATCCGATACAGCGGCGATGGTGGCAGCATCGACCACACAGTCTCCCCCGAAGAGCGTCAGGCGATTACGGATGTTTTGAACGCATATGATCTGTTCAAGGCAGCAAGCCCGACTGTGCGCGCAAAGGCTTTGAATAACTGATGTGAACTAAACAAAAACGCCCCCGGTGCTGCGAACACCGAGGGCGCAGAAGGAGAAAATACGGGATGACAAAAGATACCGAAAAGGTCTTGCTGAAACTTTATCGTGCATACACGGAGCGCCGCAAAACCTTGCCGAAGTCTCAGGCAAAATACTTTGCATCAGAAGATGTGTCGGCTGCATTGCCGGGGATTCCGTGGGATGACGTGAGAGAGGCGCTTGCGGAACTGCGTGATGATGGCTATATCGACCTTTACATGATGGGTGCCTGCGATCTGTTTCCGAAGGCTATCGAGTACGGCGAAACGGCTGTCGAACGCGGCATTGACAAGGCGCTGGATGTGTGGAGTAAACTCCATTAACCGAGTTTCAGTTTGTCCACCGAAATGTTCAGCGTCATATCTGCGAGGGGATGGCCCGCATCGCACTGGATGGAGAAGCCTTTGACGCGATGGACTTCAACACCGTTCAACTTCATTTTGAAGTCTTTTTCGTCAAGATAAAGTTCGACGGCATTCTGACGCTCTGACATGATAGCACCTTTCTTTCTGTGTATGAATGAAAAGATTCGTTCACGTTCATTATACATCAAAATTATGCTAAAGTATAGCATAATTTTGATTTGCACAAACAAATAAAAAAACCTCCCCCGGTGTTACCAGCACCGAAGGAGGTTTCCGAACCGCTTGCCCGAAGGCGTCACGGCTCTGTACAGTAGATTTTGGCGAACCTCTGCACAGACTATGATACCACCTCCGGGCGGGCTTGTCAAAGTGTACCCTTTTGGAGGTGAAAACAATGAAAAAGAGGACAAACACAGCGTTTTGGGTCGAGAAGGAAAAGCGTTGGTGCATTGCGGTGCAGAAGAACGGCACCCGCAAACGGTTTTACAGCAGCACGCCTGGCCGCACCGGCCAGCGGGAAGCCAACGCAAAGGCCGATGCCTGGCTTGACGATAGCATCAGAGACGGAAAAAAGAAGGTAGCTGCCCTCTATGCCCAGTGGGTAGAAGAACTGAAGCTGACTTGCGGGACATCCTATGTGACACAATGCCAGCGTTACGGGGACTGCTATATCCTGCCGACCTGCGGGAACATCCGCATTGACGAGCTGACCGAGGGCGACCTTCAAAAGGCAATCGACGTTTCGTTCCGGAAGCGCTCACAGAAAAAGAACCAGCGCAAGCCCATCTCAAACCAGCCGTTGAGCCGAAAGACGCTTATGACGATTCGGGCGGCGGAAACGGCCTTTGTCAAGTGGTGCAGAAGGAACAAGTACACGACACTGCATCCTGATCTGTCTATCCCGAAGAATGCGAGAATGGGAAAACGCACAATTCTTCAGCCCACCGCTCTGAAGGTGCTGTTTAGCGTAGATACCCGTACCTACTACGGAAAGCCGGTATTTGACGAGTACATCTACGCCTATCGCTTTGCAGTTGCGACCGGCCTGCGCCCCGGGGAGCTGATTGGTCTCTGGTATGGTGACATCAAAGGGAACACGGTCAACCTTCGGCGAAGCATCAACGTGCACCGGGAACAGACGACCGGAAAAAACGAAAATGCAATCCGCTCTTTTGACATGGGCAAGGAAGCTCGCGAGGCATACGAGGCACAGGTGCAGCTTCTGAAGGCTCAAGGTATACTTCTGAACTACAATACCCCGCTGTTTCAGATCCCGTCAGAACACGCGCTCTATCGCCGCTGGGAATCCTATCAGGAAGCAAACGGGCTTGAGCCGAAAGTTTCACTTTACGAGCTGCGGCACACCTTTGTCAGTGTTGAATCCAGCGTCCTGACTGACAGCCAGCTGAAGATGCTCGTGGGCCATAGCAAGAACATGGACACTGCCGGAGTGTATCGGCACGAGCTTGACGGTCAGAGGGAAGATCTTGCTGCCGCTACCACCGCGGCATTCAAAAAGGCACAGGCCTGACTCTGGTAACAGTTTTGGTAACACTCTTTTTTGTAAACGTAGCAAAATACATGGGTTACAAACCAACCCCACTACATTTTTAGCAAGTGTTTAGGCGCGTTGCAGATATGTTTTTGACGTCACTCAATCATTTTTTGTTGTTCGACTCCCATCGCCTCCACCAACAAAAAGCACCTGGATTCGTTGAAATCTGGGCGCTTTTCTTTTTGCTGAAACTGGTTTATAAAGCACTCTATATCACAGAACGATTCGCTATTAGGGCGGCTTTTGTCACAATTTGTACGTATTTCCAGCAAAACAGAATGATTGTATAAAATTTATACACCTGCTAAAGTTTGTTTGTTGTCTGCTGCGGCGACGCGGGGTATACTGTTGCCATAAGGACGGCGCAAGGATGCCGAAAAAAGCAATAAAAAGCAGGGAGGCTTTTCTATGTACTATTCCAGTGGCAACTATGAAGCATTTGCAACTCCTAAAAAGCCGGAGGGTGTCGATCATAAATCTGCATATATCATTGGTTCCGGTCTGGCCGCACTGACGGCTGCATGTTATCTGGTGCGTGACGGCCAGATGAAGGGCGAGCATGTGCATGTGTTTGAGAAAGACCCCATCCCCGGCGGTGCCTGCGACGGCTACAAATACGATATCGGTTACGTGATGCGCGGTGGCCGCGAGATGGATAACCACTTCGAGGTCATGTGGGATCTGCTGCGCTCCATTCCGTCTCTGGAGACCGAGGGTGCCAGTGTGCTGGATGAGTACTACTGGCTGAACAAGGAAGACCCCAACTATTCACTGTGCCGTGCTACCGTCAACCGCGGCGAGGATGCCCACACCGATGGCAAGTTCGGCCTGTCTGATAAGGGTGCTATGGAGATCATGAAGCTCTTCTTCACCCCCAACGAGCAGCTGCAGGATAAGAAGATCACCGATTTCTTTGATGATGAAGTGCTGAACTCCAACTTCTGGCTGTACTGGCGCACCATGTTTGCCTTTGAAAACTGGCACAGTGCTCTGGAAATGAAGCTTTATCTTAAGCGCTATATCCACCATATCGGCGGTCTGCCGGATTTCACCGCCCTGCGCTTTACTCGCTACAACCAGTATGAATCTATCATCCTGCCCATGGTCACTTACCTGAAGGACCACGGCGTTCAGTTCCACTATGAGACCAAGGTCGTGGACGTGAAATTTGAGATCAATGGCAAGCGCAAGCAGGCAAGCAGCGTGGTTGTGGAGCACGTAGGTGAGATCAGCACCATTGACCTGACCGAAAATGATCTGCTGTTCATCACCAACGGCGGCTGCGTGGAAAGCTGCACGATGGGCGCACAGGACAAGGCAGCAGGCTTTGATCCCACCATCAAGCCGGGCAACGGCTGGGACCTGTGGAAGAAGATCGCTGCACAGGACCCCGCATTCGGCAATCCTGAAAAGTTCTGCTCCGACCCCGAACATTCCAACTGGGAAAGCGCCACCATCACTACGCTGGACGACAAGATCCCGCAGTATATCCAGAAGATCTGCAAGCGTGACCCGTTCAGTGGCCACACCGTCACAGGCGGCATCGTCACCGTTAAGGACTCCAACTGGCTGCTCAGCTGGACGCTGAACCGTCAGCAGCAGTTCCGAGACCAGCCCAAGAACCAGCTGTGCGTCTGGGTCTACGGCCTGTTCAGTGATAAGCCCGGCAACTACGTCAAAAAGGCCATGCGTGACTGCACCGGCAAGGAACTGTGCATGGAATGGCTGTACCACATTGGTGTGCCCGAGGATCAGATCGAAGAGCTGGCCGAGCACAGTGCCAACACCATCCCGGTCATGATGCCGTATATCGA